TTAGGCTTGTTGATGGGAACACTGCATGGCATAACGGTCCTGTCATCGAAGCACTGGAGCGAGGAGCAGTCCTTCTCCTTGACGAGATCGATCTGGCATCCAACAAAATCCTCTGCCTTCAGTCCATTCTAGAAGGTAAGGGTGTCTTTCTGAAGAAGATTGGTAAGTGGGTGAAACCTGCTGCTGGATTCAATGTAATTGCAACTGCCAACACTAAGGGTAAAGGTTCTGATGATGGACGTTTCATTGGCACCAATGTTCTCAATGAAGCATTCCTGGAGCGTTTCCCTGTGACTTTTGAGCAACAGTATCCGAATCCTTCTACTGAGCAGAAGATCCTTGAGGGGGTTGCGCTGGACCTTGGAGTGGAAGATCGAGATTTCTGCAAGCGTCTGGTGGACTGGGGTGATATTATTCGCAAGACCTTCTATGATGGTGGCATTGAGGAAATTATCAGCACTCGCCGCCTGGTTCACATCATCCGTGCTTACAGTATCTTCCAAGATAAAGCAAAAGCAATTCAAGTTTGCGTAAATCGTTTTGATGATGAAACTAAGCAGGCATTCCTTGAACTGTATGACAAGGTTGATATCGATTTCCAAATGCCTCAAAATCTTCAGGAACTTGACCCACCCAACACTTTTTGATAGAATATGAGGAGGTAAAACTATCTTCCCTTTATTATGGATGAGTATCCTTACACTGAGTTCACCCTTAATCTGAACTCTGATGACCTGATTGAAATTACAAAAACACCTGTGAGTATGACTGAACCTACCAATCATCTTTGGAAGTATAATGAAGATAAAATCCTTAAAGACATTCAGGAGTATGTGACTAGCACTTATCGCAGTCACTATTGTGGACACCAACAAGAGTATCAGGGTGTTCAAACGATTGATCTAATGGCAGCAAAAGAACTTGCTTCTGATTTCTGTCAAGCAAACATCCTCAAATATGGTTCTCGTTATGGTGATAAGGATGGACGCAGTAAGCGTGATCTGATGAAAGTCATTCACTATGCTATGCTTCTCCTCCATTTTGATGGACATTATTCTCGCAAAGATAATGGTCTCTCTGAATTCCGTTGATTATGAAACTTCAAGACAAAACTATGAAACTCTCTGACAAAACTGTAAACATCCTGAAGAACTTTTCTTCTATCAATCAATCTATTCTCTTCAAGGAAGGTAATAAACTTCGTACAATCAGTGTGATGAAGAACATCCTTGCTGAGGCAGTAATTGATGAAGATATTCCTAAGACATTTGGAATCTATGACCTTAACCAGTTTTTAAATGGTCTTGGTCTCCATCAGAGTCCTGATCTTGATTTTGAGAATGACAGTTATGTTGTCATCAAAGAAGGGCGTATGCGTTCTAAGTATTTCTTTGCTGATGAGAATGTGATTGTTACTCCCCCTGAAAAGGATATCACTCTTCCTAGTCAAGATGTTTGTTTTGAACTTGATACCAATCAACTTGATAAGCTTCTGAAAGCAGCATCTGTTTATCAACTTCCTGATATTTCTGCCATTGGTGAAGCAGGTGTTGTGAAACTTGTTGTTCGTGATAAGAAGAATGATACATCCAATGACTTCTCTATTGTTGTTGGTGAAACTGAATCTGAATTTATTTTCAACTTTAAGGTAGAAAATATTAAGATCATTCCTGGAACCTATGAGGTTGTTGTTTCTAGGAAACTTCTTGCAAGTTTCACTAACAAGAACTATGACCTGAGTTATTGGATTGCACTTGAACCTGATTCTACCTTTGGATGAAGTATAATGTAAGATATAAACTTCCAGGTGATAATAGATACCTGGAAGTTGTTGTTGATGCAGATAATCAGTCACAAGCAAGACGAATTGCTCAAGCACAGATTCCCTCTGCTAAAATTATTGGTGGTCCGCAACCCTTATAATGAACATATTTGTCACATCGCCTTGGCCTGCTGAAAGTGCTATTTGTCTTCCAGATAAACACATTGTTAAGATGCCTTTAGAGTGCTGTCAAATGCTTTCTATTGTAGCATCTGAAAAGTGGGGGCATGGATATGGTCCTTTATATAAATCAGATCATACTCCATACAAAACAGATAAAGGAGCATTTCGAAATCATCCCTGTACCAAGTGGGCAATGGATAGTATCCATAATGCTTATTGGTTAATTAAGCATGGATTGAACTTGTGTGATGAATATACTCTAAGGTATAGTAAGACACACTCCTGCTATAAGACACTTGTAGATGCTTTTTATTTGTTTCCAAGAGGAAAAATTACAGATGTAACTCCTTTTGCTAGGGCAATGCCAGACGAATACAAACTGGATGATAGTATTGATACATTTACTGCATACAAAATGTATATTGCCTCAAAACCTTGGGTAGCAGAAAATTATCTACGTATGCCTGAGCGTAAACCTGAGTGGATATGAGATATAGAAAGGGTGATATTTTTCTTGATAAGTATACACTTAAGTTGTATATTTTTGATGGAAAAGGATGGTTGGAAATTATTTCAAGTTGTGAATTGAAAAAAAATTGATTGTATTCTATAAATGAAACACATACTTTTTACTCTTAAAGAGTGTCCTGCTGATCTTTTAGATGATGAAGGTTGGATTAGAGATACTGTTTATATGGCATCTAAAGAATGTAACTCCACCCTTCTTGCTTTGAACTCTCATAAGTTTGATCCACAGGGAGTTACGTGTGTCGCTATGCTTGCTGAAAGTCACATTAGCATTCATACGTGGCCTGAGTTGGGCATGGCAGTGTGTGATATCTTCACCTGTGGGGATCATACAGATCCTCAAAAGGGTGTAGAATGGATGAAGCGAGAACTAAAATCTCGTGATATTGTTAGTAATGAATTTGTGAGACCTCTAGAGTAATTATGGAGTATTCTAAACCTGTAATATCTACATTATTTTCTGTGCCAGTTCTTACATTTCATAATTTTATCAGTGAAAGTGATAGAATTGATATACTAGAAAAGGTTTTGAAGAAACCTCATCAAAGGCATGGGGCACTTATTGGGGATGCTAAATCCACTCATGGAAATTTAAATGATAATCTGGAAATAGATTCAAGTATTATTTCAAAGATAAATCAACAAGTTGGATCTTTTTCTCAATTCATTGGATATAGACCAAACTTGAGTATTGTGAATATTTGGTCAAACATTCAGAAAAAAGGAAGTCAATTGATTTCTCATCAACATGCTGAGTCAAAGGTATCTGGTGCATTATATATTAATGTTGATAGCAAAAGTAGTAATCTTTACTTTCACAATCCAAATCCATATGTAAAATATAGTGTGTATGAAGAAGTAAGTGAATTTAATTGTCCCATTTATAGTTTTACCCCTGTTAATGGGATGCTGATATTATTTCCAAGTTGGTTGGAACATAGTTCTAATTATGAAAAAAATATGACTGATAATAGAGTAGTTATCAGTTTTAATGCTTGATGTACTTGTGTTATGGTAATTGATTATGAGTAGTGATTTTTTGTGGGTTGAAACATATCGACCCAAAACCATTGATGAATGTATTCTTCCTGAAAAGACAAAGCAAACTTTTAAGGATTTTCTAAATAAGGGGGAAATTCCTAATTTGCTCCTTGCTGGTCCTCCTGGAATTGGTAAGACCACAGTAGCAAAAGCACTGTGCAATGAACTTGGAGCAGATTTTTATGTCATCAATGGATCTGATGAAGGACGATTTCTGGACACGGTACGGAACCAAGCAAAGAACTTTGCATCGACCGTATCACTTCAAGGAAATGGTAAACACAAAGTCATCATCATTGATGAGGCAGATAACACAGGAAACGACGTACAACTCCTTCTACGGGCTAATATTGAGACGTTTTATAACAACTGCAGGTTCATCTTTACCTGCAACTACAAGAATAAGATCATTGAACCTCTTCACTCAAGATGCGCAGTCATTGACTTTTCCCTTAAAGGAAAGGAAAAAACAAAGTTGGCTGCAGACTTTTATGGACGCCTTCTTGATATCCTACAAAAAGAAAATATCAAGTATGAGCAGAAGGTAATCATTGAACTCATTAATAAGCACTTCCCTGATTGGCGTCGTGTTCTTAATGAGTGCCAAAGGTATTCTGTAAGTGGTGAGATTGATTCTGGCATTCTTGCATCTTTCTCAGATGTCTCAGTTAAGAATCTTATTCAGTATATGAAAGAAAAGGATTTTACTGAAGTTCGTAAATGGGTTGTTGATAATTTGGATAATGATCCCAGTGTTGTTCTTCGTAGAGTGTATGATTCTCTCTATGATTATCTTGTTCCAGGAAGTATTCCTGCTGCAGTATTGGTAATTGCAAAATACCAATACCAAATTGCTTTTGTTGCTGATCAAGAAATTAATATTCTTGCAGCACTTACTGAACTTATGGTTGAATGTGAATTCAAATGAAAAAGAAGCAGTTGCATCAAGTAAAAACAAGATGGTATTATTGGTTCTGGGGTGCTATGGCAGTGGCAGTAGTATCTGGTCAAATCTATGTTGGTCTAGGTTATCGTGAGATGGCAAAGGCAACTAAATCTGTAGAAATTTCTGTTAGGTGTATCAAATGAATGTTAAGTTGATTCGTATGTCCTCTGGAGAGGATGTTGTTGCAAATGTGATTGATGATAGGGAAGATGTGATTGTATTGGAAGAACCAATTGTTGCAGTTCCTGCAGGAAATGGACAACTTGGATTTGCTCCATGGTCTCCTCTTTTGAGTACTTCTGAGAAAGAGATCAATGTCAATAAGCGTTTTGTTGTTTATGTGGCAGAGGTCCAGGATGATGTTGTAGAGCAGTATGAAAAAATGTTTGCAACAGTACAAACTCCTCCAAAGAAGAAATTGATTCTTTGATCTAATTAATTTATTATGAGCAATTTGAAATCTTACAAAACACCATTACGTTGGCCTGGAGGCAAGTCTCGTGCCTGCACTAAGATGGATCAATATTTCCCAGACCTTCGTAACTATGAAGAGTTTCGTGAGCCCTTCCTTGGTGGAGGAAGTGTTGCGATTTATATCACAAAAAAGTATCCTAGCCTAGATATTTGGGTGAATGATTTATATGAACCTCTTGTGAACTTCTGGCAACAACTCCAGATGTTTGGTGAGGATATGAAAAATAGGTTGGTATTGCTTAAGAGGGAGCACAATAATCCAGGGTCGGCAAAGGTTCTTTTCCTTAAAGCAAAGGAGCAAATCAATGACCAAAGTTTGCCTAGCATTGATCGTGCTGTGGCTTTCTATGTTGTCAATAAGTGCAGTTTTAGTGGTCTTACAGAGAGTTCATCGTTTTCAAAACAGGCATCCATTTCTAACTTTTCAATCAGAGGAATTGAAAAGTTACCAGAGTATTCAAAACTGATTTCAAAATGGCGTATAACTAACTATTCCTATGATTATCTAATGGATGGAAACATGGGTGCTTTTGTGTATTTGGATCCTCCTTATGATATTAAGGATAATCTCTATGGGAACAAGGGATCAATGCACAAAGGATTTGATCACGATAAGTTTGCTAATAATTGCTCTGAGTGTTCTATGGATCAATTGATCAGTTATAATTCAGATCAACTTGTTAAAGATCGTTTTAAGGATTGGAGTGCTGCTGAGTTTGATCTAACTTATACTTTACGTTCAGTTGGTGAATATATGAGGGAGCAAAAGAATAGAAAAGAACTGCTGCTATTTAATTATGGAACTAAAGGACTGGTTGAATTCAATTAATTTTACAAAGAACAATCTTATTCAGGAAGATCCTTCTTTGAAAAAAGATTATGCTCCATACATTATTAATCGTTGTTTGTCTGGACATATTGACTGCATTATGTTTGTAAATGAAATGAATAAGTATCATTTCCTAGACAAAGATATGCAATACGAGTTTTATATAAATATTTTGAGAAAGAGGAAGAGATTCTCTCCTTGGCTCCGAAAAGATAAGGTCTCAGATCTAGAGATTGTAAAAAATTACTATGGTTATAGTAATGAAAAGGCAGTCCAAGCCCTGAAAATTTTATCCAATGAACAAATAAACTTTATCAAACAACGACTTGAAACTGGTGGCAAAAAATGACACAAACTATTGAACCTCAGGTTAATTGGTCTCAAGACCAAATGGTAGAGGTAAAGTTGAATGAACCTGACGATTTCTTGAAAGTTCGTGAGACTTTAACTCGTATTGGAGTTGCTTCTAGAAAGGAAAAGAAACTCTATCAATCCTGTCATATTCTGCATAAGCAGGGTAAGTACTACATTGTTCACTTTAAGGAACTTTTTGCTCTTGATGGCAAATATGCAAACCTTACTGTAAATGATGTTCAACGTAGAAACAGAATCACCAGACTTTTGGTTGATTGGGGTCTGATTGATGTTGTGAAAGAAGAGTCTATTCAAGATATTGCTCCTCTTAATCAAATCAAAGTTCTCCCTTACAAGGATAAGAATGAGTGGACTCTTGAGCAGAAATATAATATTGGTAAGAAGGGAAAGCAGCAAGAAGAGGCATAAATATTATTGAGACCTTTCGTGCGGTCTCTACAAAAGTCGGAACACCCTAAAGGAAGTGTGGTTTTCTACACTTCCTTTTTTTACGACTTTTTGTATAATTAGTAATGGATGCCGTAAGGGTCCACAAAATACAAACTCGCTTTAAAAGGAGCTACAATAATGACTAACCTCATGCGTTACACCGCAGCGGATCTTCCTGCCTTGATGGATAGGATCACACGCAATAGCATTGGAATGGACGAGTATTTTGATCGACTATTCAATCTTCATGAAACTACATCAAACTACCCACCTTATAATCTTATACAGGTAAATAATGTCGAGTCTCATTTAGAAATTGCTCTTGCTGGATTTAAAAAGGAGGAAGTACATGCGTTCACGGAGTATGGAAAACTTTTTGTCGAAGGTCAAAAATCCGACACAGACTCGGACAGGACGTTTATCCACAAGGGAGTGGCTAGCAGAAGCTTTAAACGAGCGTGGACTTTATCCGACGACACAGAAGTACGAGACGTTACCTTCGAAGACGGACTCCTCAGAATCGTCCTCGGAAAAATAGTTCCAGAGCACCACGCCCGTAAGGATTATCTGTAATCCTTAACATTTTCCTTATTATCAGTAGCGGTGGTTACAGACTTTTGTATCACTATGATACATAATGACTATATAATTTAGACCTATGGAGGGACGATGAACTTTACCACCGCCACCTTAACACTGGGAACAGCAATGACTCTTTTCTTTGGGGGAACGCTCGCCGCCGTTCTACCCTGATACTTCCTGATAAATAAAACTGAATATCGTCGGCGTTATGCCACGGGGGGAACTGGCAAAATCCAGTAGACACCCCCCTTTTTTAATGGTAAAATATTAAAGGAAAAAAAGTGACTTATGACTATTAAACTTGTACTGTTGAAGTCTGGGGAAGACATAATTGCAGATGTTAAAGATCTTTCTGTAGAAGAAAGAACTGTTGGATATCTTCTTAATAAACCCTACAGTGTAAAAATTAATAGAGGTGATATTTCTCTAGAAACTCAAGATTCTCAAGCAAACAAAGTATCTTTAGTTTTTTATCCATATATTCCTCTCACAGATCAAAAAGAAATTCCTATTCCTTCTGATTGGGTTGTAACAATTGTTGAACCCATTGGACAATTGAAACAAATGTACGAAGAAAAAATTAACAAAGATGGAAAAGAAACTAATCAAAATATTGGCACTGACGAACAATCAGATTCTGATCAGTCAAATTGAAGAAGTTGGCGCTGAAATTGGAGAACCAGATTGTAAACTGATTAATCCTTTTATAGTAAAAACTGATCAAACACTAGAACCATTCCTTTGTGGTTATACAAAAGAAGAAACGTTTATGATGAGTTCGGACAAGATTATTACACTTGCCGATCCAACTTCAACATTACTTGAAAAATATGAGGACTTGATTAAAGAATGAGATTTTACACTAATGTTCAGTTGATTGGAAATCAGTTTTTGGTTCGTGGAGTAGAAAATGGTAAGAGATTTGAGACAAGAGATGAGTTTTTTCCAACTCTTTTTGTAAGGACTAAAAAGGATTCTAAGTACAGAACATTGGGTGGAGAAGCAGTAGAACCAATCAATCCCGGAACTGTGCGGGACTGCCGCGAGTTCTATAAAAAATATGATGAGATTGATGGATTTGAGATCTATGGAAATGATCGATATATTTATCAATATATCTCCGAAAAATATCCAGAGCACGAAATTAAGTTTGATATTAGTAAAATTAAATTAGTCACTCTTGATATTGAGGTTGCTTCTGAAGAAGGATTCCCTGATGTAGAATCTTGTTCCGAAGAAATTCTTGCAATTACAATTCAGGATTATACTACTAAGAAGATTATTACTTGGGGAGTTAAACCATTTAAAAATAATCAGGACAATGTGACCTATCATTGTTGTCCAAGTGAGTATGAACTTCTAAGCAGTTTTCTCAACTATTGGATGGTAGATGTTCCTGATGTTATTACGGGATGGAATATTCAACTGTACGATATTCCTTACATCTGCAAGAGATTAAATCGTGTCCTTGGTGAGAAGCAGATGAAAAGGTTCTCTAACTGGGGACTTGTAACTGAAGGTGAGATCTATATCAATGGTCGTAGGCACACGACTTTTGATGTGGGGGGATTAACTCAACTTGATTATCTCGATCTTTATAAGAAGTTTACTTATAAAGCTCAGGAATCTTATCGACTTGATTATATTGCCGAAGTAGAACTGGGGCAGAAAAAACTAGATCACTCTGAGTTTGATACTTTCAAAGATTTCTATCGTGGAAATTGGAAAAAGTTTGTTGACTATAACATCATTGACGTGGAACTTGTTGATAGGTTGGAGGATAAACTTCGACTGATTGAACTTGTAATCACTATGGCATTTGATGCAAAGGTAAACTTTGTAGATCCAATGTTTCAGGTTAGGTTATGGGATACCATTATCTACAATTATCTAAAAAAGAGAAACATTGTAATTCCTCCAAAAGATGCAAGTGATAAGAGTGATAAGTTTGCTGGAGCATATGTAAAAGAACCAAAACCAGGAGTATATGATTGGGTGGTGTCTTTTGACCTTAACTCCCTGTATCCCCACCTTATGATGCAATACAACATCTCTCCTGAAACTTTGCAGGAAGATAGGCATCCATCTGTAACTGTAGAAAAGATTCTCAATGAGAAGTTGACCTTTGACATGTATAGTGATTATGCAGTTTGTGCCAATGGTGCAATGTATAGTAAAGAAAAGAGAGGGTTTCTTCCAGAGTTGATGGAAAAGATGTATGCTGAAAGGAAAGCATTCAAAAAGCAGATGCTTAAGTCTAAGCAAAAACTTGTTGATATTGAAGCAGAATTGAAGAAGAGGGGATTGAAGTAGTGGGTTATTTGATTGGTGGTGCAGGTGAAGGACCAGAGGAAAAAATTGTTGAGTCTGATAAGGACTACAGTAAACTCTCTGATAAAGAATTACTTGCCCTTAGAGATCAAACTGTGAAGGATATTGCAAAGTTCAATAACTTCCAGATGGTTCGTAAGATCTGTCTTAACAGTGCTTATGGTGCTATTGGTAATCAGTATTTTCGATATTATAAACTTGCTAATGCAGAAGCAATTACTCTTTCTGGGCAAGTTAGTATCAGATGGATTGAGATGAGGGTGAATGAGTATCTAAATAATCTGTTAAAAACAGAAGATGTGGATTATGTCATTGCATCCGACACTGATTCAATCTATCTTAATTTTGGACCTCTTGTTGATAAATTTTTTGGTAATAAAGTTGACGACAAGGGCAAGATTGTTACAATTTTGGATCAAGTCTGTAAAGATAAGTTGGAACCGTTCATCGAATCCAGTTATCAGAAACTTGCGTCTTATGTCAATGCATATGACCAAAAGATGCAAATGAAAAGGGAAAACATTGCTGATCGTGGAATCTGGACTGCTAAGAAAAGATACATTCTTAATGTTTGGGATAGTGAAGGGGTTAGGTATGAGGATCCCAAACTCAAGATTATGGGTATTGAGGCAGTTAAATCATCTACTCCAGCACCATGTCGTAAAATGATTAAAGATGCTCTCAAGTTGATGATGAGTGCTACTGAGGATGATGTGATTGACTATATTGATAATTGTAGAACTAAATTTAGAAAACTGCCTCCAGAAGATATTTCATTTCCAAGGTCAGTCTCAGATGTTGATAAGTACAAAGCAAGTTCAACAATTTACATCAAGGGGACTCCAATTCACGTGAGAGGAGCACTCCTTTTCAATCATCAGATTAAGGAAAAGAAACTGACTAATAAGTATTCACTGATCAACAATGGTGAAAAAATTAAGTTTGTTTACCTGAAAAAACCAAACCCCATATATGAAAATGTGATTTCTTTCATCTCTGAATTTCCTAAGGAACTTGGAGTTGACAGTTATATTGATT